CATGCCCAACAGTTCCATTTGATCCTGTACCTGTCCATTTAACAATACTAAATCCCGCTGCTGTGTTAGCTTGTACAGTTGAAGTAATAGATCCATCTGTGTTAGATGATGTAGTGCCACCATTAGCTTTCCATTGCCATGCTATATAATTATTACTATTAGTATTTACATTACCATTTGAACCTAAAGAAAAACCATTAGTTAAATAGGCTGTTGTTGAAGTAGTATCATTATATTGAGCAGTGGCAGCATTAGATTCTAAAGTGTAAGTAGTTCCTCTAGTAGAATCAGTTAATTTATGATCATTGGATGCACTTCTATCTTTAATCCAAACCCAGTCTGGTTTTAGATTAGAATTACCACCATTAGTTATATTTTGTGTGCCCCCATTACCTGTATATAAAGTTGTTTGAAAGTTTGCTGAAGCGTCAGCTATTGTTGCATAAGCCATTAGTTAAACTCCTGTAAATTTTTTGTGCATAAAGCATAATAATTATACGACCCATCATTAGGTGTATACTCAAAATTTCCTTGACCATTTGCATCAGCTTGACTTGTACTAATAGCTAATCTTGGATTACCAAAATTAGCTCCTTTAATTTGATTTTGATTATATTGCCCTGCTGTACCAATACCTCCACCAAACATATATCCACTGTAATCTTTATATGTATTTAAACTTGTAAAAGCTGCTGTACCACTATTTTGTATTACACCATTTTTAGAAAACTTTAATGTTCCATTATCTAAATCTAAAAATATTCCTATAATATCATCTGTAGTGTATGTATTTCCATAAGACGAAGAAGTTATAGAAGAAGTACTACCGTCTGAAATTCCTTTATTTCCATTCCCTGTATAAAAATATGAATACCCTGTCTGAGATCCAGAAGCAGCATTACCATTATTCATACTCATTTGTGTAGCAATTACACCTAAATTAATATTTCCTTGAGCACTTCCATTTACATGTGGAGTTATTTCACAGTACCACTTTCCTTTTGTTAAACCTCCTAAACTAGAACACCAGTTATTACCTTGGGTATCTTGATCTTGATTATCTATAAATAAATTACCATGAGCATAATTAGGAGCATTATTAGTTTGGCGTCTGTTGTATGGATTTAATATAGCAAAATTATTAGAAGGAGTGTCTGTTACTTGAGGAAGTGTTCCAGCACTTCCGATAGTATAATTATTAGTCTGGCCACTTGAATCTAATCCCATATTACCGCTGTTCTCAAATTTAAGAAAAACACCATTTGTTCCATAAGTAACACTAGGATTAGTTTTTGGTTTCCATATTCCTGACGTAGAATCTTTTTCTCCAAAAGATGTTGGAGGATAAGCAGTGCCATCAATTAAATGAAAATGAGCAAAGTATCCTTTAAATATAGAAGAAGCTCCATCTCCATCAGAATTTATATAATGTGTTTTACCACTTTCATTTACAGGGGTGTTTTGATCTTGTGACATAGTATTATTAGTTCCCCATACTGTTATTTGTTCTCCATTAACCCAAGCTCTTACTCTATTATCAGCTGTAGTATCTGTAGAATCAACAGCAGCAACAATATGATACCAACTAAACTGGTCAGTAAATGCAGCATCACTAACCCTGTAAACTGTAGCTCCACCTCCAATTCTTAACTTATTAGAACCATCAAATCTACAATAAAATTGACCTGAATCACTTCCTGCGGTGCCAACTCCAAATATTCCACCATTTCCATTACTAACGCCATTTGCTCTTTTTAGCCAAACAGAAATAGTAAATATTTTTCTATTCGTTGTACTTGATATTGTTTTACTTATAGTTGTCATTATTGTAACCTCATTGCGTTGTTTATACCAACTGAAATGGTAATTGAAAAGGCTCTATCTGCTGTTTGCGCTTGAGCGTCAGTAGCACGAATAGTAAAATTGTAAGTTGTTTCTGAAGTAGCTCCCGATTCTGTACCTGATATCACACCAGTTGATGTATTTAAAGAAACACTTCCAGGTAAAGACCCTGATTGAAGTGCATACGCTGTAGCATTGGTAGCATTTACAGTAACACTAACACTTGATCCTGCTGCAAATGATCCAAGTGATCCCGCTGCTGTTTGCCACGCAGGAGCATCAGATACAGTAAGTATTGCTGTTCCACTACGAACTGCATTACCATCTGGATTTTCTACTCGTATAAAATATGTACCATCAACAGGCAACGTAAAGTTTGTTGCTAATGTTGTTGCATTTGTAAACGAAACAGTGTCAGCAGTAGTAATAGCACCTGTTGAATTTATTGCATCTACATAAGCTCCATTAACAAAATTAGTACCTGTTATAGTAACAGCTGTTTGTGTATTTTCTATTACAGTAGGACTAATAGAACCAATAGTAGGTTTAGTTTCTGTTGCACTTACCCAAGATAATTGATTTGTATTAGACCCATTACTCGCTAAAACTTGTCCGTTTGTTCCTACAGATTGAGGTAATATTAATGTGTAAGATTGCGCCGCACTATGTGGAGGTGCTTTAATTTTTACACCATGAGTGTTTACATGACAATTTAATTGTATAGATGCGTCTACACTTGAGCCATCGCCTTTAACTATTAATGTAGGTGAAGGTAATCTATCGTCAGGTATAGTTCCAGAAGTAAGTTGACTTGCATTTAAAGATGTAAGACTTGCTCCTGATCCTGACCATGTAACTCCAGCTGAAATTGTAATAGTGTCACCTGAACTTCCAAAAGTAATTGTAGTCCCCGATTGAGGTTGAATAGAATTTACTTTAAGAATAGATGTCATGATATTAAAATTTGTCCTTGTTCATTTGAGCTACTTGAGTTACTTCCCGATAAGTTCATTCCTCTTGAATTAGAGTGCGTGTCTCTTGGAACAATAAAGTCAGTGTCCCAATATCCTGTAGCCACACCAGCAGAAAGAGCATTATACCCTGTTATACTACCACTTACTAAATTACTTGTTGCAAAAGTTCCTGTAAAACCACTTGAATTTGATTTGGAACCTGAACTAAATTGTTCTGATCCTGATCTATCTCTAATTGCAACTACAACTTTATCCCATTTAGAATTACTATCCATCGTTAATTTTAAAACTTTATTTCCATTATAGCCTGCAATTGTTCTGTTTCCTGTTATTCCTAATTGATAAATAAAATCTGTATAAATAATAGAAGCTCTCGCCGTGGTTGCAGCAATATTAGTAGCACTGTTTTGTAAATCCGTTATGTTTAAAGAAGTTGTAGAACCAAAACTTTCATAAGCAAAAGAAGTTGTAGCTAATACTCTTCCAATTTGAGCATATCCTAAATTATCACTGGTATTTAACCAACAGTATAGTTGAACTCCTGTAGATACATTTCCTGGTTTTATGTAATACACTCCATTTGTGGTAATACCTAAATTTATTAGTGCCGTTGGATGAGGGGCTGATCTAGCTTCAGTTGAACCATCAAGAGCAGGAGTAACAGTAATACTAAAAGTTCTACTTATAGTTTGACCATTCGCTGTTGCACTAGCATCAAAAGATGTAGTTGTTGAATTAGTAACATTGTTTGGCTCTCCTGTTATTGTTCCATTACTATTTAAAGTAAGACCAATTCCTGATAAGTTACTTGTTGTTTCTGCATATGTTATAGGATCTCCATCTGCATCTGTAGCAACAATAGTAGCGTGAGTAGTGTTTCCAACATCGTCAATTGTTCCAACCGAGCCTGCAGCAGTACTCCACACTGGTTGAGCATCTCTACTTATTTGATTTGATAATTCAGCAGTTTGTCCTGCTGTTGATGTAATTTTAACATCGTAAGGATCTAAAGCATTAGAAAAACTTGATCCTGAAGCAACAGCTGTAATACTACTATTACTATTTACAGTAGTGCTTGTAGCATTAAAAGTAGAAGCGTTTGTAGCAATAAAACTAACAACATCTCCTGATCTAAAATTATTACCTACAATTGTAAAAGTAACAGTAGCATCAGATGTAACTGTTGTAGGCGAAATAGATGTTAAAGTAGGAGCTGGTGTTAATTCATCAAAAGAACTTCCATTATATGTTTCAAGAGTTTTAGTTGTTGTATTATATCTAACTTGACCTTGAACATTTCCTCTTTGAGCTGTTGTTCCAACAGCAACTTTAGTACCTGTAGTACCTTGATCTACTATATTATCTAATTGTTTTATATCTTTATAATCAACCATTTATTTCTCCGTTAATAGCCAACCATGAGTGGCTCCTGAATATATTAAACCTAAAGCAGCTCTAGCAGTGCTTACAATTAAATCTGAATTTTGACTTTGTATAGCATGCCCATTTCTACCAACAGTTATATTATTAGTTGCAGCATTTCCACCTGAATCAATAAATCTAATTTCATCTCCAGTAGTAGCTGAACTTGGTAAAGTAGCTGTTACAGTTTGACCAGATGTGTCAATAAAATATCCTTTTGAAACAGCAGTCTGAAAATTACTTGTTTTAGATTCCCAACTTAAACCCCCAACGCCTGCAGGTAATTGCACAGTAGCAGCCGAAGCGTTTAAAGTAGCTCCTGAAGGAATGGTAATAGTATCTGATGCTTCTCCTATTTGAAGAGCAGTACCTGATCCTTGTGGTATAACTTTATTAACTTCAATTTGACTCATAAAATAAATAAATTTCCAGTTATAGATAAACTTCCTGTTATAGAAACTGGTCCAGCTAATACTCCAGAATCCATAGTTTGTGTATCACTTATCGTAGCATTATGTGTAGTTACATATGTAGTCGCAGTCATCCCGGGGGAGGGTGCCCTAGATCCTGGATATGTACAAAATACTTCTTTTTCTCCTGCTTGAAAATTTTGAGCAATATCACTATTAGTAGAAGAAATAACTGTAGTTCTAGTTAGTGTACTACTACTTGCATTTAAAGTACCTATACCTACTTCCCATTCATTTAATGACTTATGGACAATAGCATAATAAGTTTGATTATTATTACCAATTCCAGTTCCAAAAGTTTCAAAACTACTTACTGCACCAGCAAGAGTTACCGCACCCGTGCCAGTCGTAATCGTAGTTTCTTTTACCCTATCATTTAGGACAAATGCCATTATTTATCCTTTTATTGTATTCTTATTAAACCTTCAGTATCAGTATTTGGTGGTATCTGTACTTCAAACGTTCCATTAGATGATGATTTTACTGAACCAAAATCTAATACACATATTGCTGCGTTAGCTAGTGAGTTATTATAAATAACTGCTGCTTGTGCAGAAATAGTTGCGTTAGTAAAACTTACATTATCACAATCAAATATTGCAGTATTTCCACTTACAGAAATTCCTACATTAGTTAAAGTTTTACCGCCAGCAGCATAAGTTCCAGAAGCTGGTACTTCATTACTAGTAATATAAGTAGTTGTAGTTTGAGATAGTGATGCACTCGATGTATATAATGCCATTTTAAGAGTAGCTGCTTCTAAATTAGATGCAGTATTCATTAAATCAGCTTTAAATACAGTGCATATTGCTTGGTCTATTGCCATAGTATTTAGCCCTCCTTTATTGGCCGCCTGTTAATGTATCCGTACCAGCTGGACTAGCAGGGAATTTATAATCAGTTCTTCTTCGTCTCCTAGCCTCGTTATTGAGAGTAGCGACTGACTCCGTAATTTTAGATTTATATATACTATAATCTTCTAAACTCTTAGTAAAAATTGCTGCTTCTCCTAAACATGCATATAATAATAAATCCGAACATTCATTAGTAAAATAATTAGTAGGGTTTGTATTACTTAATGATAATGGATTTTGTACATATTCCATATAAACAGTATAATTAGAATTTGGCGTTGGAGCAATTAAAACATTTCCATCATTATAATTAGCAAAATATTCTGGAAGACCAGTTAAACTTGGTTTTGGCCAATACTCTCTTATAAATTCATCAGTTTGAATTTGCATCATAATTCGTTCACCATTGTAATCATATTGTAAACTTTTAACAATAAGAGTATTTGCTGGAGTAGTCATAAACTGTGCTCCTGCTTGAAATGTACTAAATGCATGAAAAGTTAAAGCTTGTGGGTCGATTAATCTAACTAGTTCCTGTTGAGCATTATTTATAAATGTATCTAGTTGTGCTGTAAAATCAGTTCCTGTGTTTTGAGCCCAAGTTTGTATATTACTTTTTAATTGAGTATAATTAGTTGCCATTGTCCTCTATCTTATCTTGTTCTGCAAATTTATGCGAGACATTTCCTTTAAAAGAATATGTTCCATAATGTGTTAATGAACTCGCTACGTCTGCGTATATTTTTCCCCCTATTTTTTGCCATAAACGACAAAAAGCATAATCTTCACTTAGGTATCTATTGCTCACTGGGTCAATCATAGTATCAAAAAAAGCATAACAATTATCGCTATCATATAATTTACCATTTAACATCTGATCTGATGTATATTTTAAATCAGGATATGCTTCTATCATTTTTAATATCGCTTCTCTTTTTATCATCATAAAACCAGTAGCTGCATCTAATACTTCTACGAATCCTCCTTGATACATCGGGATATGATGTGGATCTTTAAAATTTAGATTATAACCTAATAGTTTTTGTTCTAAATTACTTAAATCATTTGGAGATTTTTTTACATACTTTTCTGCATTATGCCACTCTAAACCTTTTCTTGGATATATAGCTGCTACTACTTCTTCATCTACAGATAACATTCTAGTAACAGTTTCAGCTTGCCATGCAATATCAGCATCTATAAATAAAAGATGAGTTAAGTTTTCTTGATTTAAAAATTGAGAAACTATAGTGTTTCTAGCTCTAGTTATTAAACTTTCATTTCCCATTGAGTTTAAATGAAGTCTATACCCCTTTTTTTCAGCTTCTTTTTGAGTTCGTAGAAAAGAGTGCATATAAGCTTCATGTAATAAACCGCCATAGCATGGCGTTCCTATCATTACTACTGCTTTTTTATAATCATATACTTCGTCAGCTAATGTTAACTGTGACTGTTCCGATGTTGGCATTTATTGATTCTCCTGTAGACATTGGGAATGAGATACCAGTAGCACCAAATGTGCCCGGGAAAACATTCGTTATTTGATTAGGTACCCCTGTAGGTTCAGGGATATTACCTGTAAACATATTTACTGGTGGTCGAGGATTTTTTAAAGCTGTCGCATCAGTATATACAATTGGATCAAGTTGAGGTTGTTTTTCTTCCCACTCTGACGTATGAACTAACGCCCCTGTCCACTCCTTAACCATTTCATTGTAAGGAAATTGTAAACCGCTTCTGTCAGATATAGCTTTTGCATATCTGCCACTAGCATATTTTTGTGTTGGAGCTTTACCTCCTTTTTTAGTAGTAATTGACGCCATAATTTGGAACTATATTTACTGATGCATTTAAATCTGAATCTCTAGCTCTTTTAAAACATTCATCATACATTTGTTTTAACATTAATGTTCTATTAGGGTCAACTCCAGGACGTTTTAAGCTCATATAATAAGCTAGTCCTGCAGTCATAGCTTCATAAAATCTTGATGGTACTTCAAATGTTTGTTCAGTTCCATTCACTGTAGAAGCTGTAACATCGTCTATTTTTTTTAATCTCCAATAAGTAATAACATCAGTATTATTTTCAGGTGCTGGATAAACATATAAAATGGGATCAATATCTTTTTGTAAATAATATTGACTAGGTCTACCTTGCTCTGCTTTATTAGGATAAACGTTATAATCTGTAAGAGAAATTTCGTTCATTCCAAAATCTGTGGAATCTCGTGTTATATAGACGTCAACTAGTCCAATAGTACTTGATCCTAGCGAGTATGTAACGTCACCTGTAACCATTGTTACAGTTTGTTTATCTAATGTCCATTGGTTAAGACCTCTATTAGCCCAATCACTAAACATTAAGTTTAAACTTCTTCGAGCTGATTTTACATCATATCCTAAATATGGTGCTCCACCAATTCTATCTAAAGCTTCAACAATACAATCATTAACTGATAAGCTAAATGCAGTTGTTCCTGAAATAGCCATTTTAGCCGTAAATAATTGATGCTGCGTTACAGTTAGTTAAATCTGCAAAGATTCCCGTTTTAAATAATATACCATCGTCAGATATATATTCTTGATACATATCTCCCGCTGCTGCTCCCCAAAATACATGATATACTAAAGTACCTGAAGCACTTGTTCCATCATATAATTTTATTTGAGCAGTTGCTGCAGAATCACATCTTCCAGTTACGCCTTTTAAACGTGATCTGCCAATAAATGTTCCTGCTCCAGCATGGTTATTTTGAAAACGTCCATCTGCAGTTAAAGTTGCTTGTTTAACGTCTGAAATCATACTTATCTCCTGTTTACTGTTTTTGGAAAATTATCACCGTATAAAGCTTTCATTAAACTTCCTTGATTCTCTCCCATTTTTTTCATACTACCTGATTGTATATCATTTAAGCTTGCAAATAAAGGACTGTTTCTACTTTCCATAGGCTTTATTTTAACTGAACTTAAATCATATGGATTTCCTCCTAAAGAAGTCTTAGCTCCTCTAATTATTTCATTTGATTGATCTTCTGTAGCTTTTTGTGAAGCTTCTAACATTTTTTTAAAAGTATCTTTACGAAGTTTTTTATCATTTGCTCTTTGAGCTATCATATCATTTTCTGACATTTCATTTCCAGGAACAGATTGATCAGGCGTGCTTCTATTAAAAATAGCATCTATTAAAGTTGAAATTTTTGAAAATCTTTGTTTTGCCATAATATTAAAGTGGCTCCGAAGAGCCACTTCCTTTGTCTTATGCTAAATTAATGTTTTGTTGATATAAAACAGTAATTCTTAATTCACCAGCACTCGTTGCTGCTGAGTTAGTAACATTTAATCTTACGTCAGTAGGTCCAACATCTTCCCATGCTAATGCTCCACCAGCTTGAGTTGTTGGATATTTTCTTCCTACAGTTGTTCCAATACCAAAAACATTGATATATGCAGTGGCTAATCCACCAACTTTACCAATGCTAATATTAGTAGCACCAGATGCTGCTGTTATACTATCAAAAACAATATCCACTAATTGTGAATTTGCTGGAATAATAATATTAGTTGCTACCGCTGCTAATGCTCCATTAGATAAGTCAATAGCATGTGTTTGTGCCATTAAAACTTGACCTGTGTTTTTAATATCACTACCAACTGTAGTGCCTGTAGTGTCTTTAATTGTTCCGGCCTTTATAGGACCTGAAAAAGTAGTTGTTCCCATTGTCTACCTCCTTATTAGTAGTCGTTTAAGTCTTTGGGGATAAAAGGGCGAAACTATTTCGCCCCTTTATAAATTATTAATCTATGCGCCCGGAGTTCCGAAACAACCTCTCCAGTCAGTAAAACCGAATGAGTATCTTTCAGAAACTTTGTAACGCAAGTTACCTGATTCAAAATCACCCTCGACAGCTTTTTTCATAGCACGTCTTACAAAGTGTTTTAGTCCATCAGGTACATCAGTAATCATGAAGTACGCATCAGGGTCAGTTAATCTTTGGTTAACTGCAACACCTTGAGGGATCATTCCCATATTTTTCATTGCGTTGACGTCATTGTCAGCAGTACCTGGTCTTAGGTTACTTGCAACAATTCTTTCAGCTATGAACATTAGTTCAGATGGAACCACTAGTTTCATACCCTGAGCTGCAATAGGAATATTCCTATCATCTTTCATCTCAGAAATGAGAATTAACATTGCTTCAAGAGAAGTTTCTGTTAAGTCTGCATTAGTTGCTAGTTGGTTTGAACCTGTACCACCGCCACCTAGAGGGTGATCAGTTGCCATTAACGTTTTACCATCTCCACCAAGTACTGGACTTGCAGAAGTAGAAAAACCGTTATTAAGAACGTTCATACCTTTTATTTCTTTAGTATGTTGCATTGAACGAGCAAGTGCTTTCGCATATTTTGCTCCAAGTGATCCATAAAGACCATCTTCCTCTGCTTCTTCAGTAATTGCAAAAGCAAGTGCGATAGTTTCATGAACGTATCTTGCAACGATACCTTCAGCACCACTATCATAAGAGATAGCTGCGCCTTCAGCTTTAACCGGAGCTGCTCCGAATCCATACATCTGAACATCTTCTTCAAATGCTTTTTTGGATGACTCTGTGCTAAATACTTGTCTCCACTGTTCTGGGTACATATCGTATTCCATACCAAAAATAGTGTTTAGACCGAGGTTTAGCTGTTTTGTAAATAATGATCTATTTAATGCCATGCTATACCCCTATATTCCCGCATTCTGAGTACCGAACAAGTGATTGTTAATTACAACCTCTATTTTAGCGTCTGCCGCTGTTTCGTTACCAGGTATCGCTTCAACTCTTAAAATTCTTAACACTTTTGCAGTAGTGGCTAAAGTATCCATATCTGCTTCATGTCTTGAATGAAAGTAAGGAGTTGTCGATGCTGTTAATAACACATTGCAAAGTTCTCCAACATTTGCTTGTGTAAAGGCCCCATTGCCTGCTTGTACTGAAAAAGTAATGTTTGGATCGTCATAAACATATGCTTTAGGAGTAGTTCCAGCTTTCACTGTAGAACCGCCCTTCCAACGTTTAACGAACTCAACATTACCTGTTGCGTCATCGATGTACTCAACGCCATAAAAAATTCCAATAGCATTTTTGTTATTGGCAAAACCATCAAGCTGACCAGATGCATCCATAGTGACTATGTCACCATAAGAAAAAGTATCTGCCTGCGAGTTGGCAATTTCATATTCGTTGGCACGGATAACGCCACCTGTAAGGTGTCTTAGTGGTGTAAAACCACTAGGTGCGTTTGTATTAGCCATAATATTTCCTTTTTAGCTATGCCACGTTATTATTCTTTGATTCCACCTCTAGTAATACTGGTTTTATGGTCTCGGTGAATTGGATTTCCAGGGGACTCAGCTCTATGTAAGTCACTTTTAACACTTTCCATCTGAGCATCTGTTTTGTTCTGATAGTAAGCGTTTCGCTGGTTAACCATTTCTTCTGGCATTTCGCACAGTACCATACCTTCGATTCCTATAAACCCTGCATATTGCCCGTGTTCAATTGTTGGCGCATGAAAACCTTTCATAGTATCAGGTCTCCTTGGCTCCCAACCTTCACGTCGGCGTTTTGCCCAGTTAGTAGGATTATCTACCCCAAGTATTTTAGTTGCAACCCATCTCTGCTTGTAGCCAGGCCGAGCTGGAGGTGCTTCTAATAAAGAGGGTGGTTTCCACTCTTTGATTCGTGTACTTTCATCACGTGTTTCTCTCTCTATTTTTAGAGAAGTGCTTTTTTCTTTTGTCATAATCAGGCTCCTATGTTCCCGTGTTGAGATTTGCAAGTTCTTTTGCATATCTCTTTAGTGCGGATGGATCATTAATATCAATACCGAACGTAACAGCGTTCTGTAAATCATCTGATGTCAATCTTACACTTTTAGCGGTTCCTTGATTTGATCGAGAAACACCGGCTACAGGTGATTGCACTCTTGGTTTATTTTCTACATCTTTTTCTTGGTCTTGAACAGAACTTTCTGTTGTTTTAACTAAGTCGGGATATAATTTATTCATTCTCTTATCCATTTCTGTATAATATTCAGGATCAGCGACATCATATCCTTCTTCTGTTAAATCTGCATCAATTCCAAATGCTGTTTGAGTTGCTGCTCTATGCCCTGGTTTATTCCACCAATGAGAATTATTTTGAATCCATCGTTGAGTTATTTCAGGGATTTGAGGTGCTGCTGGTTTAACTTCAGGAGCTGGTTGCTGAACGTTTTGAATTTTACTTCTTACGTCTGCCATTTGATCCATTAGTCTTACTTGTTTTTCAGTATCTCCACCTTCAATAGCTTCTTTTAAATCTTTTGAAACTGTTTGATATTGATTTTCAAGAGTATTTTTATCTTGTTGTTGTGCAGCATTCTCTAATTTAGCTAACCTTTCTTCAAGCAGTTTAGATTTATCTTCTTCTGCTTTTCTTTTTGAAACCTCTTTAGCAATTCGAGTTTTAACACGAGCACTATAAGGTTCTTTTTTTATTTCCTCTAATTCACTTCGTAAAGATTCAACTGTTTTGTTTAAATCTTCTGGTTCGGCGGATTGTTGAGGTTGTTCTACTTGATTAATTTCAAGAGGATTAGTTTCTTCTTTTAATTTATCAACTTCACTTTCGATTATCTTTACCTCGATTTCATTATCGGGCGTAATATCTTTTACATCGTCTGTCATAGTTTTTTCTCCCTATGTATTGTCGCAACAAGTGCGTATTAAAGATTTTGAGTTATTGCATCTGGATTTGGTAATACAGCCAATACCTCGTCATCGTTGAGCAAGAGCAACTTAACGCCTTTAACGTCAATTTTTGATCCTGCGTATCTACTATATACAATATGGTCTCCTGTTGTACACCAATTTGTAGTTCTATTGTTGTAACACTCACTTCCCATAGCAATTATTCTACCTTTAGAATTTAAATATTGCTGTTCTTGTACATTTTTGTCAGTTAAAATAATCCCACCTTTTGATTTTTTTATCATTGCAGCAGGGCGAACTAAAATTCTCCAACCACAAGGTTTTGGTAAATCTTTACTAGTAGGATCGGCTATGTCATCGTCAGTAAACCATTCTTCATTTCTAATCATCCGTATCATCTCCTTGAATATAACGTTTTTCCATTTCTAAACAAATATCTGAAGCTTTATCTAAACCCTCAGCTATTCCTTTTGCTTTTTGATACGCCTCAAACGTATCAAAACCCGGTGCTAGTGATTTACTAGCTAATTCTTTTTTATACTTCTTTATTTCTTGTAGTATCGCTTGTATTGGTGGTATTGTCGCCATTTTTTATTCTCCGTTTATAATATGGGTTTCCTGATTTGTAGACATTTAATAAAGTATTGAATGTTGAATCAAAATTTTGTTTTATTTCTTTACTAGCTGCAGCAAAAGTATTAGGTTTAAATAGACTAAGAGGTACTTTTTTATTTTGAAGAAATTTTTTAGCTTTTCTTATTTCTTCTCCTGTAGGTCTTATTTTATCTTCCACTTTTTTTATTTTTCTGTTTATCCATTATTTCTACAGCTTTTAATTGAAGCTCTCTGTCTTTTCTACTTTGAGTTCTTTCATTATTTTTTTCACCTGCAACAAATCGTTCTTTTCTAATATTCATTTCTTCTTGTTTTAATGCAATTTGAGCTTCATCGCTTGCCGCCATACGTTGTTCTTTAACTTGAGCTGGATCTTGAGGTTGTGATTCTGCTAACAGCTGAGCTGACTGTGCTTCAAATGCAGCTAATTGATTTTCCATTTCTATCGGCATTTCTTGTTCATCTTCATTTTTATTATCATCGTCAAAATCAGGCATTGGTAGTTGAATAGGTTGTCCTGAAACTTGATCAACTGCAGCTTGCATTTCTTGACGATATTTGAAAGCTAAATGTTCTCCTATATGCGCAAGCATTGGTCCTAATAGAGCTTCTTGTGCTTCTTTTCTTCCACCATAACGAGGATCAGAAATAAATTGTTCATGTACTGCCATATGAGCAGCATGATTTTGATCAGAGAAAGCTTTTATTGGTTTTCCATTTAATAACGCCATATTTTCTGATACTGGATCACGTCTCATAATATCATCGTCATCTATTATTAAAGAATCTGGATCTGGTAAAGCTAAAGCTATCATTAATCTTTTATATGCTTCTTTTATGTCTATAATTTGAGGTGCTTGTTGAGCCATTTGAAGTGTAGTCTGTGCTAAAGCTATTCTTTGTGCTTGAGAAAAAATATTAGGATCAGAAACTGGTATAATATCTATTCTATCATCAAAATCTGCACGTCTTACTGACATAGCATCTCCAACTACTTCATATGGATAGGTATTAGGAAGATATTCACCATCTAATTCACCTATTAATTTTAATTCTAAGCCTTGAGCGTGATGTACTCTCTTATGAATAGCAGAAAATATCTTACTTCCCTGTTCTATTTGTGCAATAGTCGTTCCTACTGGTGAAGTTCCGGCAGCGTCACCTACCATAGCATCAGCTATACTTGAAAAACGCCTTCCAGCTTCAGTTAAAATGCCTAAAAGTTGCATTAAAGTAGGAGAAGGCTCTTTAAATGGTAATTGCATGAACGATTTTTTTAAATCATCGCCGTATGCTTCTACTTCTAACCACGCTCCTGGTGAAACTGTCATATCTCCACCCTCTATTCGTGCTCCTTTTGCTTTAAACCCACCATTTAAATTAGCGAATGCTGCAGAATCAAGTAAAGCTCGTAGTGCTCCTGTCGCAGCGTGTTGTAATCCACCAATCATGTGAATTAAACCAAAGCCATAAAAACCTAAACCTGGTAAATATTTATAATGAATATAGTAAGTTCTTTTTTTCTGTAACTTATCATTTTCTTTCCAGTTTCTTCTAATTGCTAATACTTGTTGCGATACACTATCAATAGTAATAATATAAGGAAGTGCTATTGCATTTTCGTCATCTTCTTTTTCTATGTTATAATCACAATGTATTTCTAAAACAGTATGTGTATTTTGACCTAATGTATCTGATACTCCTTCTAATCGATGAATTGTAGAAGATACTGTATTAACTTCATCATCATTAGTATCGCTATTTAAATTTACATCTTTATAAAAACCAGAAGCTATCTGTTTTCGTAAATCATTAGTCGTCATCTTCATGATTTGTGTATATCTTTCGCATGTTTCTAAATTGTTACTTCCATAAGATACGACAAAATCTTCTGCTGGTATAAAAGAAGAACGTACTCTTTCTAATGTTGAGTCATAATAAACTTTTTTAAATGCGGACCCTGACACTGCCAAGTAAAATAATAACTGGTCTAAGTCTCCAAAATATTCAGGCATTTCTTGAGTCAGTTGATAATTCATAAATTCTTGAACTCTCGATGCTTGTTTCATTTTTTCGTCAGTTACTTTTCCTATGATCTGTGTCTTTACAGGTCCGCCAGGAGGAAACATCTCTGCAATAGCTCTTGCTTGAAACTGCGTAGCAGCTTCTGCCATTAGAGGATGATGAACACCCGATGCACCTGGAAATGGGTCTGACCTATCTTCAGTAATAACACCGAGCATTCGTAAACCTTTTGAATATTGTTCTGCCCAATCTTTTCGACTGGATTTATCACTTTCATATTTATCAATTAAATCTGAAGCAATACGTCCTAGATGATTTTTATCCATACTCTCTGCAAGATTTGAATAATGATCTGTATCTAATGGATTTACAAATTCTTCTTCTTCAAGATTTATTTCAACGCCAGTTTCTAATATATCTTCTTCTGGAAGTTCAACTTGTATTTCTTCTAAATTTATTACTTCTTCTACCATTATTTTTTCTTTTTATTAGTTAACATTCTTTTATATCTTAATATCGCTTTAGCATCTTTTGCAGTAATACTTCCATTATTAACTGAACCAGATAATAAATTACCAAGTGCCCCTTCTGCTGGAAGTCCTATTTGAACTGGTTTTCCATAGCGTCTATTAAATTTGCTAGTTACCATTATCTAAGTTTAGCTTTATTAACTCTTTGTCTTTTAGTTCCATATAATTGTTGCATAGCAGCTTGCTGTTGTTGCGCCATTCTTGGTTTTTTTGATTTTTTTGATTTAGGCGGATTTCTATCTGCTTTATTTTTTTTAATTTTAGCACGTTCAAGTTGACCTTTTATAATATTTTTTAAACCTGCTAAAGTTGCTCCCGAAGGCATCATTGCTTTTATTTTTTTTAATTCTTTATCACTCATCGCCATAATATTATTTCCCCATTTTTTTAGTGTTTTTCTTAAAAGGTTTAGGTGGCTTTTTCATTTTACCATCTTTAAACTTTTTTGCTATTTTCATTTCTAAAATACCAATTCGTTTACCTTCTGCTACTTTCTTATAAACTCTGTTTATAGAATCATCTACTTCTTTACGTCTTTTTTTATCTTCAGGACTAGGCGGTTTTGGTTTTGGCTTTTTTATTTTTTTTACCATTTATTTTACTCCCATATTTTTTTGACCACTTCTTTGCGATTTCTGGTTTATTCGCATATAGAAATGCTCGTTGTTTTTTAGATTTAAATGGCATCTAGCAACCACAAGATTCGCACTCATCTCCACAAATGCATTTACTTTTATCACAGCCACATACCGCGCAACACTCCGTAGGATCCATATTAAACTTTAGTTGTCTTAAATATAGAAGCACCTGAATTACGGGGTTTAGATGGAGTAACAGTCGAAGCTGAACCTCCTAGACTTAATCCCATCACATTCATCTTTGCACTTCCTACATCACAAGAATAACCATTCTGAAGTTTTCTTTTTTGCGAATCTAATTGATCTGCTTTTCTTGCTTTAAACTTTTGTGGTCCATCTGGATTTTTATATCCTCTCATCATGATATACCTACTTCTTTTTAAAGCCGTAAGAGCCTTTAGGTTTACGAGTTGCTTTTGCTACTTTTCTTCTTCCAGCCATTGACATTTTTTTGCCAGCTTGTTTACCTCTAGTCATACCTAGTTGCTCATCTTTACGAGCATTATAACCTTGTTTTTTCATCATAGTCTAGTCCTTTCCATATGGAATAGTTTTAATTTTTTTATCTTCAACTTCCTCAACAAGTAACCCTGGATTATTCATTGCTTTTTGAATCATAGAATTATCTTTTCTTCTTTCAGGATGTTTTGAATAAAAACGATTTTCAGCTTCATTATAAGCTGCAGCATACTGCAAGCCTCTACTTGGTCTGTCTTTCGTTGGTTTATACATTGCAGTCATCATGACCTCCTTATTATAAAATATCTATACTAGTTACATTGAGTTGTCTAACTATAATATCTTTTTTCAATTAAATTTGTTTTTATTGGTTTATCGTCCCATTCGTCAAATAAATCTGGATCTAGCGGATGTGCTACTAAATACTGTTCTTTTATTAACTGCCAAGCTTGAGTACATGTATCAACGTAATCATCATGCTTCCCGTAAGGGAACGCCGCACATTCTGCGAGAAGTTCATCAACCCACATTTCTTTATCGGGAATCCATATTAGACCACTCTCTAACATGGGAGCGACTGCGTGTGCTCTCGAAACTTTATCTTTATCTGGTCTAAATTCATGAACAGGGATACCTGCACGTCTTAAATCTTGAAGTAATGATTGCCCTGATGCACGTTTCTCGACTAATACTAAATTAGGTTTCATATCCCAATATGCTTCTTGGGCTATTCGCCTTAAATCAGGATACTCTACTCTGTCTTTCCATGCTTCGATTAAATGTATACATGCTTCGATAACACCATCTTCATTGATACGTGAGAATACTCCCCATGTCGTTCTAGCTGAAAAGTCAGCAGACTCTCTCGTACTAAAAGCAGTATCATAACTTTGAACGATAAAATCGTATTGAGGTTCGTGATCCAATTTACGCCACCAATCTCTCTTGAGTATAGCACCTTGTTCTGCTGTAGGACGTTGCTGGTATAATGACTCCCATACTCTATCGCCGACTGTCGCTTTGATTTTTTCTAATTTAGACACGGGATATGCTTCTGGCCACAACGCATCACCGTTTCCGTTTATAGCTGGTAGGTCTAAAACTTTCCAGTTTTCACCTGAGTTCTCTAATATCCATCCAGCTAAATCTTCTTCGTGCCATCGAGTTTGAATTAAGATAACTTTACCTCCTGGCTGTAATCTCGTGTAAGCAACTGCTTTGTACCATTCGATTAAGTTTCTTCTCTGAAGCCCGGACTCAGCTTCTTCACGCCCTTTTATAGGATCATCAATAATTAATAAATGTGCACCTCTACCTGTAATAGCACCCCCAG